CCTACAGGTAAATGGTACATCGAAAATTCGTTGACCACTATCGGTAAACAAGACCCAGTTTCAGAACTCAATACTGAATTGTGGAACTCAGGTTCAGAAGCAAATAAAGAAGTTGCTCGCAAACAAAAGCGCAAGTTGACATACTACGCTAACATTCTTGTTGTTAAAGATCCATCTCGCCCAGACAATGAAGGCAAAGTTTTCTTGTTTAAATTCGGCAAGAAAATTTGGGACAAGATTAAAGACATGGCTGATCCTCAGTTTGAAGATGAGAAACCAGTTAATGTTTTTGACTTTGACACTGGCGCAAACTTCAAGTTAAAGATTCGCAATGTTGAGGGTTATCGTAATTATGATAAGTCTGAATTCGAATCAACAAGCCCTATCTCTAATGAAGATTCAGTCATTGAAGATATTTGGAGCAAACAACATTCTTTGACAGCATTCTTAGATGCTAAGAACTTTAAATCATATGATGATTTGAAGAAAAAACTTACTATGGTTCTTGCTGCAGGCGCACCCCTGGTAAAAGCTGCAGAAGATATTGATTTAGATGAAAACGTTGGAACAAAACCAACACAAGCATCCGCCCCTCGTGCATCAATTCCTACTCCTAAAAAGGATGTAGACTTTGATGACGATGATGAATCACTATCATACTTTGCTAAATTAGCAAGCGATGACTAATCGGAGAATTCTATGAAATTCAGTAAAACACTAATTGCGTTTTTGGCCGCTTTGGCCATGGCCAATTCTGGTTATGCTGCAGAGGATAAACCTGCAGAAAAAAAGAAGGAACCGGTGAAGACGCAGAAAGCGAAAGCACCGGAACCAACAGCGACTCCAGGCGTCACCAAAATTGAAAAGAAGCCTAAAGAGGATAAACCTGCAGACGCAGTAGCAGACAAACCGGCAAAGCCAAAGGTTAAACGACCCGAGGAATTAAAAGCCGAAAAAGAAGCTAAGAAGTAAAAGAAAAGCCCGGGAGACCGGGCTTTTTTTATCTAACGGAATCAGTATATCCCGATATCTTATTTTGATATCGCAAGAACGAATTCGTACTTGGATGGGGACTAGGTGGCGTACCTATAATTGTTTGTTCTGTATTATTAATTGTCTTATTAGATACAATTGGTGTAATCATTTGTGTTTTAGATTCACTCATATCGGCTTTTAATTCTGTACGTTGATCTGTTACTTTATCTAAAATTTTACCCACATTGTTTACTGTGGGTTTTGGTTCAACGGTGGGCGAATTTCCCATTGATCTAGATAACTCATTAGCTCTCATTTGCTTATCAGAAAGTGGTTGTCCAGAAACAAGCTTCTCATTCCCAACATAAGTACCACTGCCTTTGGCTTCAATTCTAGCTTCTTCGCGGGCGTCATTTTCATTAGCAATTCTTAAACTTGCTTGTGCATCAGTTTCGCCAACTGGCGCTGCTACTTTTTTATCTTTTAAATATTTGGTTTCATTCTTTATTCTTTCAGATTTTGCCTCATTTGCAATGTTGCCTAAAAATAATGAACTTCCAACTTTTTCTACTCCTCTTGCCATACCAGATTGTATTTTTTCACCGACAGTCATTTTATCCCAATTTTCATCATCTTGTTTTTCATCAATCTGTAGGTCATTTCCTTCTTCGTCTTTTCCCACGCCAAGTGTCCCTAATCCATAGTCTACGGCGGCACCCGCTCCTACCATTGCTAAACCGGCTCCTACGCCTGCTAGGCGGCCGGTCATTTTTCCTTTAGACGATCCTCCGCTCGGCGAAACAGTTTTACCACCAGGCGTGCGTCTGTTTCTTCTGTCAGGAAAATCAAATTCCGAATTAGATCCCATATCACCCATCACATCTTTTAATCTTGTTGCAATTGCTTCAGCAAGTTTTTCTCGATCTTCTTGTTTTGCAGAATCGCTATTAGGCTCAACTCCGCCTGGTAATTCTATTTTTTTACTTTGATCAAATATAATTTTTCTAATTTCAATAGCTTCTTGTAATATTTGATGCTGCGTTTTGTCATCACGCAAATCAATTAAAACTTCTACCATATCCGATAACACTTTATTAGTATTTGGATCATCAGAAGTTTCATTAGTTGTAATTGGTTGAGTAATATCTTGAGGTTGTTCTGTAGATACAGGTTCTATAGTTGTAGGTTGAGGTTGTTCTGTAGATACAGGTTCTATAGTTGTAGGTTGAGGTTGTTCTGTAGATACAGGTTCTATAGTTGTAGGTTGAGTAGTATCTTGCGGTTGTTCTTCAACTACAGGTATTTTCATATCTGTTAATGCTGCGTCATTTAATGTTGGATCAATTTTTTTGTCTAATTCGTCGGGCAAACTAGATTTGCCTTTGAAATATTGTTTTGGATCGTTAAATAACGCATCTGCTAATCCGCGTTTAAATCCTACAAGATCATTTTTAAGAGATCTAGGTGTTTTTCCATCGGAATACGGGTCGCGTGGATTTTTACCGGTGCGGCCGACTGTATCTTCGTTTTTTTCTTTACCTGCTCGCTTTTCCAAAGTACTAATTAAGCTATCTATTGCAACAGTTAAATTGTCTAAATCTTTGTGCGCAAGTCCGTCTTTGCCAAATAATTCAGCAACTTCTGCTAAAGGGTTTTGAGGAGCAAGTGCGTTTGCCATTATACAGGTCTTCTAACTATTGGTTTAGTTGCTGTTGTCGGTGCACCAAAGCCAGTGTCGACGGGTGCAGAATCAAAACTTCCACCAAACGAATTTGAAGGTGCCGCCGCAGTTGTTACTGGGGCAGAATTAAATCCGCCACCAAATGAGCTAGGTGATTGTACTGGAGGAGCACTGCTTAACTCTGGAGTTGGAACACTGGTTGACACATTTGTAGCGCCAGCAACTTTTTCTTGTGTTCTACCATAAGCAGAAACGCCCAATACGCCACCCATAGCCACGTGAAATAGTCCACCGCCCTGTAATGTGATGGGTACCCATTGTCTAAATGCGTCGTTTGCAGCTTGAACTTCCCAGAACTGCACAACTGTAAACATAATTGGAAATAAAGCAAAATCGAATAAACAGCAAGTCATATACATCATTGCCATCATTGGACGCCATTTCTTCGTCATCCAATCTTCATCGGGTTTTTTCTCTACTACAACTTCTTCAGTTTTCTTTTTACCAAACATATTAACTCCTTGCTTTTCTAGCTTTTATTTTTTCATTTTCTTCATTAATATAGTTTACTAACAATGATACGTAAATTTCTCTTTCCCACGGTAACATATTTTCTATTTCCGATAATGAGTATTTATGATGCTGCATCAAGGAAAAATTTAATTGAAAATAGCTAACCAAACTTTCGTGAGAAAGAGTTAGACGAAAAAATTTTGTATTCCCTCAAGCTCTACAATATTTTTAGTGCCGCACGCCGGACAATCTTTTTCAATTCTTTGAACTACTTTTGGAATTTTTCTAAAAAATTCTTCTAATTTATCAAACTGTTTCTTTGTAAATGTGCTAACAAAATCATTTAATTCTTCTTTACTGTATGTTGTAGAGTCATAATAATCATCTTTAGTAAATACCGCATCTATACAATCTGTAATTAAATTTACAATTTTTTCGCTATTTACATTGTTATGAATATCTAACATTTCATCGAACTTGGGATATCTTAAAATTACCCCTGCATCTTCAGTCAACATAACTTTATTACTGGTATCTAGATTTTTAGATACCTCAATTTTAGTTAAATCCAAAGTATGTTCTATCTTTTCACCGCATTTACAATTAATAATTATATCTGTACTTTCACTTATAGATTTTGCACGAATATTTAAAAACAAATATTCAATATCAAAATGCGCAAGCTTGTTTATATTAAGTTTTTTAAACGTACAATTATCCACAAGCTCTGTAACAATTCTTGAAATTTCAACAACATCTGCTTCTACAGACGTTAACAAAATTTTATATTCTCTAACTAAAAAAGGTCTAAATGTTACTTTTTTATTTGTAGATGGTAGTATTAATTCATAGGTTGGGGTTTCTAATATAGGCAAAGCCATTATATATCCTTTATGTTATTCAATTAAATTGATCCGCGCCGCCTCTTGGCGGTTTAGGATTTTGTAGTGTTGGGTTAAAAACATCAATTGATTCAGTTAATTTATGTGTGGGTGCCCATCTTCTATATGCAAAAGTCACATTTAATTTGTGTACTTGATTAACTGCCCCCATATTTAAATCTAGCATATTTACCACTCTAGGAAACGCATCTTCCAACATAATAGAATATGTTTCGTTATCTCGTTGATCCAACTGTCTTATTTCAATTTGGGAAACATATTCTGATGGGTATGATACATTAAATGAGTTTAGATTTATTATATTAAAAACCCAAGCATCAAAGAATGCTTTTGTATTCATTTCTCTATCCACGTAAAATGTCATAGTAATAGATTCTCCTCCAAATTCAGCGGATACTGGTCTTTGATATGCTGACCCATAAATTCTAAGACCTTTGGTTGTTACTGATACACCCGGTAAATTTGTTATCTCGCAGAATAAACTAATTCTTCTGCTATGATCTGTAAAAGTACTTAATGCGGCGGGCGGAGTTATTGAAACTTCAAATCTAGAAGGTACGGCAAGCCCGCCACTAGCAACTTTTCTAGTAAATTCGTTTAGATTAAACGTTGACATTACGTTCCTTTTTAATATGCTTCTTTATTTGCATCTTGCCAGACTTTTGTTTTCTGAGCACCCACAAATTTTTCGATTGGTAATTGCGAAGCGGTTATCCAATCATCTGACTGTATTTTGTAAAATCTAGTTTTTACATGGGCATTGAGATAATGTTTTACTGCAAATTTTGCCGGTTGTAATTTAGATGTTGAGTTTAATAAATTCCAAGATAATCTAATCCGTGTATCTCCGGAATTGTTTACTGAATAGTCTGACAATTTTTCAAGTATTCTAAATCTCATTAGATATGGTAAATAGTGTAGATTAATTCCATAAAATCCGCCAGGAACTTTTCTAAAAGGAAGAACTAGGGGCAATCTGTCATAATATGCAAGTTCATCTTTGTGTTTTGGGTCATAGTAGAATAAATACATTTCACCAGGTGTTATAGATGAAACCATGGGCGTGTCCCTTAAGGTTTGATTTGCGGTTGCAAATTTGCCCATATTACCTATTTGTTGTCTATACCATTGATACGATTTTTCTTGCCCTGCGGCATTTAAACGTATTGTCTCAAAGGGATTTTTGTTTGCCATTTGCTGTTTTTATTCCCAAGTCTTTTTCTGTTAATATAACAAATTTCATATTTCTATCTTTACAAAACTCAAATGCTGCTTTCCACTTTGCGTCATTTACCCCATACTGAAATACTTCATCTATAAACCTTTTGGTCCGTTTAGTTGGTATTTCTGGAGGTTTTGTAAATTTTTCAGGTTTTATTTCTATTAAATATTTTTCTATAAGATTATTTTTATTCTTAATTTTTATGTAGAAATCTACGAAATACCTATGTATCTTATTGTCAATCGGAGATATATAAGGGATAATTATTGTTTCAGATCCCCATTCTACAACCGAAATATTGTCATCGCACCATTTCATGAATTTAAGTTCCCACAAAGATCGATATACTATATTTGATATATCACCCTTGTATTTCTTAGCATTTACTACTCTATAGCGACCTTTATAGGTTTTGGTATACATAACTCATATAAATAATTAATAACTATAATATTTATAGGAAACAAATGGCTGCAAGTAATAGTGTTCAAACCAAATCATTTAGCGCATCCTACAGCGTAGGATCATACAGTTATCCCATGGGGGTTGGTTCTAACCCAGATTTACAACATTACGTTGCTTTTTTTGTAAATGTTAGGGGAAAATCTAAATTTAAAGAAAGTTACAATACTTTTAAATCTCCTGTTAACAGTACTCGAAGAAGCGATCAAGCGGGATTAAATTCTGTAAATGCGTTGGGTAAAGCTGCGGCAATCGTGGGCGGCGGATCAGTTGTTTCTGGAATTGTAGGTGCTGCAAAAGCAATTGCGGATAAAGGCGGATACGGCGCAGCAAAGGCGGCTGTAAAAGAAACCGCAAAAACTGCGGCATTAGGAGGTGCAGCAATTGCAATAACAGCTGCTACGTTAAATACCTCAATTATGCAGAATGATAAAAAATATAGATTAAAGGATGTTATTACTCTTGCAATGCAAGAACGTCCTTCAGTCACATACGGTATAAATTATCAAGATAAAGATATGGGCGTACTTGGTGGGTTTCTTTCAGGAGACACCTCTCTTACGGACACTGCTCTTGGTCCAGGTGGCGGAGAATTGGGTGCGGCAATGGGTCTCCAACTTGCAAAAATTCCATCGCTATTACCAGGATTTGGAAATGCTTCAATTGCTGATATTGCTCAATTGGGGGCAAAGGTTAAAACAAATCCGTTTAGAGAAGTATTTTTTGAAGGCGTTGACTACAGAAAATTTAATTTTAAATATAAATTCATGCCAAAAAATCAAACTGAAGTTCGTATGGTGTATGACATAATAGATACATTTAAAGAACATATGCATCCTGAATTATCTGCCGGCGGATATTTTTACATATATCCTTCTGAATTTGAAATAAAATATTACTATAATAATTCTGAGAATGGATATTTAAACAAAATTACTAGTTGTGCATTGACAGATTTATCAGTTGATTATGGCGGAGAACAATTTGCATCATTTGCAGATGGTGCGCCAACCGAAATTAATTTATCTTTAAGTTTCAGAGAGTTAGATTTGCAGACTCGAGAAAATATAATATCGCAAGGAGTCTAAGATGTTCTTTGAAAAATTTCCTCTTTTGCCGTATACGTTGGATAATAAAAAAACATATCAATTAGTTCCTGATATTTTGAGAAGAATAAAACTATCATCTGAGATAACTCAATCTGGCACATTCTTTGACCAATATGATGTTAAAGATGGAGAAACTCCAGAAATTGTTGCAAACTATTGGTATGGTGATTCGAATTTACATTGGGTTATACTAATGGCAAACGACATAATTGATCCTAGATTTGATTGGCCATTGTCTTATTATAACCTTGTTGAATTTTGTAAAGGTAAATATGGCGAAGTAAATATTAATAAGTTACATCATTATGTTAATCCTCAAGAATATATCATATCTGGGTACAGAGGATTATATGAGAATTCAAATTATAACACTACAACAGCAATAGAATCACAAGCATCTAATTTAAATGTGCAAATTAATATTGTTCTTGAAAGTTCACCTGGGCCACAATACCTATATCCTATAAGTAATTTAATGTATGAAGAATTACAAAATGAGCAAAAAAGACGTATTAATATACTAAAACCTTCAATTGTCGCGTCTTTAGATTCTTCATTTACTTCTTTAATTAATCAATGAGTACAGCAACACAAGACGGGATTCAGTCCCCAGGTGAAGTATCGATCGAAGAACTGATTTTAGTCGCAAATGGAAAATTTATTCCTTTGAATGACTATCTAGTAGAATTGAATATATTTGAAAGTATATTTAGTAATGTTATGTCTGGTGACATATTATTATCTGATAGCAGAAACATTGTCAGATTTTTACCCATTATAGGGGAAGAATATTTAATTGTTAAACTTCAAACACCTACCTTAAATTCTCAAATTTATAAAACATTTAGAGTTACATCAGTTGAAGATAGAACAATAGTTCGGGATCAAAATACTCAGTTATATAAATTAAAATTTATTTCTAGAGAAGCGATTGTTGATTCGTTATCTCCACTATATTCTGCATTTACTGGAACAGTATCTACAATAGTTGAAAAAATATTCTCAGAAAATATAGAAATTAATAGAAATTTAAACTATAATCTAAATGAAACACTAAGCTCAAGTCAGGATAAAACGGGTCTGCAAGTTTATAGTACAACCGCCAACAAAGTTAAATTTGTTAGTCCGGGGTGGACTCCGTTTGAATGTATAAATTGGTTAGCACGAAAGGCTATGCCCACAACCGGCAAAGCTTGTAATTTTTTAATGTGGGAAACCTCTCAACAGTTTTATTTTGGTACAATCGAAGATATATTAGATAAGGGAGAAGTAGTCGGGCAGTATAATTATGCAGCAACCGGAGTTTCAAGAGGAACTGACGATGTTGCTGAAAAAATGGCTCTAATACAAAATATAGATGTTTTAAACGGATTAGATCACTTATCTAGTTTAGATAACGGGTATTTTGCAAGCACGCTAATTGCGGTAGATTTAATAAAAAAGAAAAGGGATATTGTAAAATATGATCATGCAAAAGAATTTTTTAAATATAAACACGTTGTAAAAAATTCTGCGTTACCTTTATTTAGTGCAGATACCGTTTTAAGCAACCCAGAAAGCCATATACGAGTTTATCCCAAACACCCTGGAATACATACGAATGTGTCTGAAAATTATAATGAAAAAATGGGGGAGATATACGGCAATCGTTTATCTAACTTACTTGATCTTAATACATTAAAATTAAACATAACAATATATGGTAGAACCGATATTGAAGCTGGTAGATTAATGAATATTAAATTTCCAGACATTTCGCCTGTAGCATCAGAAGATAAAACAACAGAACATTTGGACAATAGATATAGCGGCACATACTTAATAACATCGTTACACCATAAAATTAATATTGTTAAACATATGATATCAATGGAAGTTATTCGGGATTCAATTGCTCCAGATAATCCTAATTTTAAAATTGATACTTTGCCCGAAGGTTAATATGAAGAATATATACGGAAATCAAAATTTTATTTGGTGGTTTGGAGTTGTTGAAGATAGAAAAGACCCTGAAAAATTAGGTAGGTGCAGAGTAAGGATAATTGGTTATCATACTGAAGATACAAAATTATTGCCAACTAAAGACCTTCCTTGGTCATTACCTATTACGCCTATTACCTCAGCAAGCACATCTGGAGTAGGTTCAACCCCGGTGGGACCTGTAGAAGGTACTTGGGTAGTAGGGTGGTTCCTTGATGGAGATGAAAAACAACAACCTATAATGATGGGAACCCTAACGGGTAAGCCTGAAAAAAATCCTGCGGCCGATAAAATAGAAACTGCTAAAAAAGTTGCATCTGGAGAAATATTAACTTCTAGTTCAGGCAATCCGGTATATGATTCATCGGGAGCTCCAGTATCAACAGGTACAGCTACTACAGATGAGTATGGTAATCCTACACAAATAGATTCTAATTATACACAAGATTCTGCCGTGGCAGGACACCCATCTAACCCAAAAAATAATGCGAGCGGCGCATTAAACGATCCTGCGTTATCGCAACAAAAAGGATTCCAAGATCCAAATAAAATATATCCCAAAATTGATTATAACGGAAAACCTGATACAAATAAATTAGCAACAGAAGATAGAACACATAAGTATTTTGCACTAAAGAAAAAGAATAGAAAAACATCAATTAAAAAAGCAGGATCTGGTACTTGGAGCGAACCAGAATCTGCGTATAACGCAAAATATCCATTTAATCAAGTTGTTGAAACTGAGGCGGGTCACGTGGTTGAATATGATAGTACTCCTAATGCAGAAAGAATACACATATATCATAAAAAAGGAACCTACATAGAAATAGATGTGAACGGTACAATGGTGAGGAAGGTTGCAGGGGATAATTATGAGGTAGTTGACAGAAACGGATATGTATATGTGAAGGGCGCATATAGTTTAACGGTTGGCGGCGCAACAAAAATTTTAGTAGAAAACGATGCGGACATTGAAGTTAATGGTAGTACAACACTTACCACTCATGGTTCAACATTAGTTCAATCTGCAACTACGGTTCAAGTTGTAGCAGAAGATATAAAGATATCCGGAAAATCTAGTATTCAATTGACTAGCGACGGCCCTGTTAATATACAAGGAAGTAGTATTACATTAAATGCAAAAGCTGGCGCATTTGCGGCTAAGGCAAGTAAGGAAGTTGCAATCCAATCAGGTTCTGCCTCGACTGCAAGTATTAAAGGCGGTTTAGAATTATTACTAGATGCAACTATCGTTAAAACAAAAATGGGGTCTTTAACAGTATCTTCATCAAAACTTCCAGTATATGATCCACCCGAGGCAAAAACAGTAGACGCAAATAATGCATCTTTGAAAAATCTTGTTCGACCAGATGCACCTGCCGATATATTCCTTGGAGATGGGTTGGAAACAGAAGCAGGGGATCTTGCAAAGAAACGTGTGGCCGGCGGTAGCATTGTTGAAAATACATCTTTAACAAGATCGGGCACAGCTGATACAACAGTTGATAATAAAGTAACACCTACAAAAGTTGATACTTCAGAATTTAATAATTATGACGATTTCCCAGATTCTTTAAAATTATCGAAATATTATACACTAGGAGATGTATCTACAAGAGCCAGCGCGTCTTCATATGCGGTTCAAGATCAAAATGGACTAACAAAGAAAGATATTGTTGGCAATTTAAAGCATTTGGCAGTAAATGTACTAGACCCGGTAAAAGACAAATATTCAGATGTTGTTATAACAAGCGGATTCCGAGGTGGAGTATCCGGATCCGACCATAATAAAGGGCAAGCGGCAGACCTACAATTTACGGGTCGTTCTTATTCTGAGTATTATGAAATTGCAGAATGGATAAAGAATAATACTCCGTACAAGCAGGTTTTATTAGAATATGCCACGCGGCCGAGCGGGACAATTGCTTGGATACACGTTGCTGCAGCACAAGATGGTAGTAAATCTCCTATGCCTATAGGAACTCTTGCAAATCATAGTATAAATTCGCCAGGCCAACGTAATGCGTTGGTAAATTTGCTGTAATAAATAAAAAGGATAGTATTTATAGTGTTTCAATTCTAGAACATTAAAATAATAATAAATAATAAAATGGCCATTATAAACAGAGTTGTTAGGCGTTATACAGATTTAAATCTGTTATTTACACCACACCCGTATTCAAAAGATGTACTTACTAGAAAAAACATTGACGCAGTTAAGACATCTGTACAAAATCTCATTCTAACAAAAAATTATGAGCGGCCGTTTCACCCGGAAATAGGAAGTCAAGTTAATAATTTAATGTTTGAAAATATGATGCCGTCTACTATGGCGGCACTTGAGAAAAGTATAACAGATACTATAGATAAATTTGAACCAAGAGCTAAAATTTTAAAAATTAATATAATAGATAACTCCGATACTAATGCAATTGATATTGAAGTCTTGTTTTCTCTTAATAATGTCTCGGAACCAGTAACAGTAACCACAACTATTAATAGAGTAAGATAATGGCAAATTTACGAATTGCGGAACTAGATTTCGATACCATAAAAGATAATCTAAAAGAATTTCTAAAGAATTATACTGCGGAAGATGGTGCACCGTATTTTACCGATTTTGATTTTGAAGGTTCCGGCATAGCAATTCTACTTGACGTGTTGGCATATAATACACACTACAATGCTTATTTGGCAAGTATGGTTATTAATGATATGTTTTTAGATTCTGCAGTCAAACGTGCATCTGCAGTATCAATTGCAAAACATCTAGGATACACTCCGTTATCTACAAAAAGCGCCAGAGCAAAATTAACATTTAATGTAACATCTCCTACAAATACTCCAAACTTTTTAACTCTGCAAAAGTATACACCATTTACTACAACAATTGATGAAACAGAATTTACCTTTGTAAATTTAAATGCAGTAACAATAGAACCCAATGTAGGATATTATAATTTTGCAAATGTTGAAATCGCAGAAGGAATTCCGTTAGAATATACTTATAGTGTAGATGTACCAGGGCCTGCTGAAAAGTATGTGATACCAAACAATAATGTAGATACATCAACAATACAAGTTGTAGTACAAAATTCTTTTGCAGATACAACACAAGCAGTTTATACTTTAGCAGAAGATACTATTGGGGTTGAAGGCACGGATACTGTTTATTTTATAGAAGAAACTCCTGCCGGATTTTTTCAAATATATTTTGGCGACGGAGTAATTGGTAAAAAATTAGATAGAAACAATTTAGTTACAATATCTTATTTAATTAGTAATGGTACTCTTGGTAATGTTTCGGGAAATATTGTCCAACAATTTACATGCGGTTCTCAGATAGGCGGCGGTTCAGTTGACGGTAAAATTACTGCAGCTACAAATTCTCACGGTGGATTATCTAAAGAAGATATAGATAGTATTAAATTTAGAGCCCCTAGATATCTGTCATCTCAAAATAGAGCCGTATCTGCTTCTGATTACAAAGCATTAATTGAAAAGAATTATCCTTTAGTAGAATCAGTTGCGGTATGGGGAGGCGAAACTAATAATCCTCCGATGTATGGTAAAGTAATTGTGTCGTTAAAACCATACGATGGATATGAAGTAACACAAACTACAAAAGATGATATTAAAAATTTAATTTTACAATCTAAACAGGTAATATCAATAACACCCGAATTTGTAACTCCGGATTATTTTTATATTAATTTAACGGTTAATGTAAAATATGAAGGTGTAAAGACATCTCTTTCATCTACAGATATTAAAAATTTAGTAATTGCAGAAATACAAAATTATTTTACTACAGATTTACAAAAATTTGATAAAGATTTTGTATTTTCAAAATTATCAAGACAAATTGACAACGTGCAAGAAGACATTATTCTTGGCAACTTAATGACTGTTAAACTACAGAAAAGAATTGACCCTGTTTTAAATAGTACGGTAAACAATTATACCAGCGGCAATATTATACAATTTAAAAACGGATTAGAACCGGGTTCGTTTGAATCCTCAAGATTTATTGTTTCGATTGATAGTGTTGCTGTAGAATGTATTCTTAAAGATACTCCAAACGATATAACTCCTAATAGAATTGGGACGGGAAAAATAAAATTAGTAAACGGTGATTCTGGTGCGGTAATTACTGATAATTATGGCGTGATTGATTATGGTACTGGTGATATTTCCATTGATAGTTTATCTTTAATAGGATATCCTGCGGATGGTGTAGATGTTAGATTGACAGCAACCGTGCAGGATAGTTATTTAGATGTCACTGTGGATAAAAATCAAATTATATTATTGGATGATAGCACACTAAATTCTAATGCAAATAGATTACAGGGGTTAACTGTTAACGCCATCTCAATATGAGTAGAATAACACAAAAATTATCTAAGATATTTGACGCGCAAATCCCCGAGTTTATTCGGGTAAGTGAAGCGACAATTACTAATACTGAAGTAATATCCACAACTGCATCTTCAAAAAATGTTACTGTTGGGTCAACATTAAATTTACTTGCAGGGGATAGATTATCACATCCATCAATAACAAATACAGTTTTTGTAACTAAAATTTTAACTTCTACTAGTATTGAAGTAAGTACCAATATTACTGTTACATTGACTAATCAATATGCTAGATTTATTAGAGCAGACGGCACATCTAATTTTGTAAAATTCTTAGAAGCATATTATAAATTTTTAGAACAAGATCAATCACCGCAAGAATTATTACAAAATTCAAGATTATATGCGGATAGCGACTATACCACTGATAATTTACTTGAACAATTCTTTAAAAATTACGGCAATGATATTCCAAGAAATATTATAGCGGATAAGCGTACTTTTATAAAGCATTTTAAAGACATATACAAAACAAAAGGAACTGAAGAAGCATATCGTATATTATTCCGAATAATGTTTGGAGAAAAGATAGAGTTTTTCTATCCCGATTCAGTAATATTAAAAGCATCTGACGGCATTTGGACAAAAGATTATACTATTATAGTAACACCGGTTAATCAATCAAACCCTTATGATTTAATAAACACTAAAATTATAGGCAATCGATCAGGTGCATCCGCGGTTGTTAATAGTGTTGTTAAAGTATACCAAAACAATAATTACAACGCCGAATCATATGAGTTATCTTTAGAAAATATAAAGGGTAATTTTTTAGTAGAAGAAATTACTGCGTCTAAATTACTAAATGCAACAACAGGTAGTCGGCAAACAATTGTTGCATCAACCATACCGCAACTAACAAATTTAACAATTACTAATAGCACACCCGGATATCAGGCCAATGCCGAGATTAGAATAAATGGAGCAAATGTTGCAATTGATTATATAACTAATACTGGAAAAATTAAAACTATTAGGATTATAAATTCTGGTATATTTTTAGGAAGAACTATCGTAGATGGTGTTGTACTGGCATCATCTTTTGAACCGGTGTATATTGATCCGCCAACTCGCAATATATTAGGCAATGTAACAATTACATCAAATATAGCGACGTTTGTATCAGACACCCCGCATGGATTTAGTAAAAGTAATTATGCCAACGTATATTTTTATGGAAATGCTGCAAGTTCGGTAAATGGTTTAGTTTCAAATGCAATTGTATATACCGTATTAGACGATAAAAGATTTAGATTTCAATATGTTGCTGCAGCCACAAATACTAAGGCAAATTTAATTTATACTCAGCCTGCAATATTACAAAGTAATTTGGGGATATTACGGGAAAGTTCTGGATATTGGAAAAATGGTCAAGGTAAATTGTCCAGTACAATTTATATTCAAGGTCCAGCAGTTGATGCGCCTGATCCTAGGAAAATATATTATCAACCATTTTCATACGTTGTTAAAAGTCAAGTATCAATTGATAATTGGGCAAATGTTGCTGCATCCACGGTACATCCTGCGGGTATGCAATTTTTTAGTGAAATAGATACCACAAATAAAGTACTTTCAAACATTAGTACTACTGTAAATAATGAGGTTTGGGATTATTTAGGAATAACGGCAGATATGTCTTTGCCTCAGTTTAATGCAAGTATGACAACTTATTCAAATAGCAGAGTCGCTAATTTAAATATTACATCAGATCATGTTTTTTATCTGTTCAGTTATCTATAATAAATAATAAAAAATTAGTTGGAAAAAAGTAATGGCGCAAATTATCACAGAAAATTTTAGAGTTTTTAGCGCGGCCCAATGGATAGGGTCGGTTAGCGACACTAATAGTTTATACTTATTTGTAGGTAGACCACAAAATTGGCCTAGTGAACCAACACCTTCGACTCCTATTAATAATGAATATCAAGATTTAATATACTGGTCAGAAACAATTGCATTAAAAAGAATATTACCAACAGATTATAAACAGGTAGTAAAAAGATATGATTGGTCCGCAGGAGTAGTATTCACTCAATACGATAATTTATCATCTAATATATACGGATCAAATTTTTATGCATTAACTGTAGACAACAATGTATATAAATGTATATCAAATAATTATGGTGCGGTTTCAACAACTAAACCAACTGGAAAACTAACTTCTATAATTACAACTGCTGATAGTTATAGATGGAAATATTTGTATTCTTTAACAGATAGCGATTTACTAAAATTTTTAACAGTTGATTATATGCCTGTTAACATTGATAATGATGTAACATCTACAGCAGTAAAGGGTACAATTGATAATATTATAGTAACGAATGCAGGCAATCTGTATTCTACAAATTCAAATATTATAATTTCTATATCAGGAGATGGAGCAAGTGCAGAAGCAGGCCAAGTATTGTTAACCGGCGCAAATACAATTAATAAAATTGGGATATCCTTAAACGGAAGCAATTACACATATGCAACCGTGGCAATTTCTGGGGGCGGCGGCAGTAATGCAACGGCAAGAGCAATCGTATCGCCTAAGAACGGACATGGGTCAAATGTGTATTCTGAATTAGGTGCAAGATATGTCATGATTAATTCGAGATTAAATTATGCAGAAGGATCTGGTGATTTTCCTGTTATAAATGATTATAGACGAATTGGAATTGTTAAAAACCCAATATCAAATACTACATCTACAGTTGCTACAGAAACAACATTAAATAGTACATATACGTTGGCAGTATCAAATATTACTGGAACATTTACTATAGATGAAAAGGTGTATGGTAATAATACCAATGCTAATGGATTCATTGTTAGCGCAAACGCAAATGTTACTACTGGTAATGGCATAATTAGATATATTACTCCGATAGAATTATATTCTGGCAATGTTACTTTTCAGATTGGCGAAACAATACAGGGTAGTAATTCTTTTGCAACAGGGAGAATTACAGGAATAACTGTTCCGGAAGTAAATAAAAATACAGGTCAAATTTTATATGTGGAAAACCGCACTAAAATAACAAGAAATTCTGACCAAGCAGAAAATATTCATATAGTTATAGAATTCTAAGGTAAACAAATGGCTGTAAATTTAACATCAAATCCATATTATGACGATTTTGACAGTACTAAGAATTTTTATAGAATTCTTTTTAAACCCGGTACTCCAGTTCAGGCAAGAGAATTAACACAAATACAATCAATTCTGCAAGATCAGATTAAGAAATTTGCGAATCACATATTTGTAGATGGTAGCAGAATATTAAGTGATGATCCTGTATCAATTACAGTTAATGATAAAGTCCGCTCAGTTAAATTGCAACCAGATGTGAATACAGCAAATTTACTACCCTATTTAAATAAATTTGTTTCAGGCGTAACATCTAATATTATAGGTCGAGTTAATTTTGTATTTGATGCAGATAACCCTACCGTAACTGATCCTCCTACATTAGTTATATCTTTAATTAAGAGTGACGGACTAAGTGAATTTAATTCAGCAGAAACATTATATTTTTATGACACAATTGCTCAAGCAAACGCAAAAGCGGCGGCCGCATTAACTGTAACTACCGCAGGAGATAATTTTGTGTTTGCGGTTGCAACACTTGACGCATATTCTGATACAATCACTCTTATTTCTTCTACGGGAACAATTCGTGTAGGAGATCAAATTGTAAATACTCCTAGTATAGAAGACGATGTATTTGTTACTAAAGTAAATTCTGCTACAAGTGTTACTGTGAATAAGAATGTGGGTGTTACAGACACAAATTTTAATCTACAATTTAAATCAAGAAACACAAGCCCAACATTAATTCTTAATAGCAGTTCTGGTGTATATTATAAAAACGGGTTCTTTATTAGAGTACCAACACAATCAATTGTGCCACAAAAATATACAGCATACCCTACAAAATCTATAGTCTTAAAATACGAAGAATCTATTGTGAATTATAATGACGATAGTTCTCTATTAGATCCTGCATTTGGTAGTTCAAATTATTTAGCACCAGGGGCTGACAGACTAAAAATTAATTTAGTTTTAGATAGTGTAGATTTGACAAGCGACAATAAACCAGATATTACTGGAGAATATGTCGAAATTGTTAGATACAAAAACGGCAATGCGGATTTTATTGAGTCTGGATCTGATTCAAAATATGCAGATCTAGCAAGAACATTAGCTGATAGAACTTATGCGGAATCTGGTAATTATATTGTTGATCCATTTGAATTAGAAAGTGCAGGAAGTAGTTCTGATGGTAATTCTGTAAAGTTTTTTGCAAATCCTGGCAGAGCATTTGTCGGAGGATATGATGTTGCAACATTAGGAAAAACAGAATTAGATATCCCAAAAGCAACAACAACTAATTATGCAAATACGTTTAATATTAATACTTTCTTTGGAACATATGTTTTAATAGATTCGCCGCAATTTGGATTGCCCGCATTAACAGATATAGATTTTGCAAATTTCTATGCATGTCATAGTACAACAGATAGAACTGCAATGAATAATAATACAATTGTGGGGTATGTTATACCTAAACATATTGAATATGAAACTGGAACAAGCACAAGTGCTGCCTATAGATTTTATTGGTACTATTATGAGCAGGCCTCCACAACACTAACACCTGATAATATTAGATCTGTGATTGGAGTACAAAATCCAATTTCAACCGATTATGGCAATACTGGAACATATAACGCACCTACATTTTTTGCAAATATACATCCTACGTTAGGATTGACAGGTGGGCCTACAAGTAATAGTTATTTAAGATATTATGATGTTTCTCAAAGTAGAAATGTTTTTAGAATTGGTAAAACCAATGTAAAAAGCGTAACTAATAATAGAGTAGTATACTCTAAATTATTTGCAAGTCAAGCAGTTACTGGAAGTACTGCAACCTTAACTTTAATTGCTCCTAATAAATTTGTAGGTGCGTTAGGCGCAACTGTTTCTAGTACACTAAAAAGAGATTATTATACAATAGTTGTAAAGTCTGCATCTTCCGGTACATATAGCACCGGCCGGTTTGTTCCAACTGAAGATGTCACTATGACAGTTGATTCTTCCGGAACACAATTATCTATTTCGTTTGGCGGAAATTTAGTTACAGGAACAATTGATGTAATTGCTTCTGTTGAAAACGACATACTACCAAGAAGAACAAAAACATTAGTTGAAAATCAATCATATGTAGCAAATATAAATGTTGGCAAAGCAGATTATTCTGTATTAAAATCTGACGTATTCAACTATAAAGGTATCTATAAAGTTGGTTCAAGTAATGTATTTGTGGGTAATTACAGTTCCGGTACTGTATATGTGGCAAATAATTTAGTTCAGGCAAACGGATTAATATATTATGCAAATGCTGGAAGTACTGGCCAATCTTTAACAAATACCGCTTATTGGAAACCTGTTGCAAAAGAATCGTTCTTAAAATATTATTTAGATTCGGGTCAATCTGATAATTGGTATGACCATGGCAAAGTTCGATTCTTAAATGACACTGCGCAAACTCCGGGCAATGTTATAATTGTTTTTGATTATTTTACACATTCCGGTGAGGGAGCTATAGATGCAGAATCATATCCCGCGTCATTATATTCAAAAATTCCAACGTATACTTCTACGCTAGATGCGCAACAGTTTGTGTTAAGGGACTGTTTAGACTATAGACCACGCAGACAAGACGATACCTCAATTCCTCCGAATGGAATATATGCTAATCGATTATCCAATATTTTCTATTTTGATAATTACATAAAACCAAATCCAACAGAAGTTCCTGGTACAGAAGCAGACATTGAATTTTATTTGGGCCGCATAGATAGATTATATGTACAAAATAGAGATGCGAGTGCAGATGGTTCAAGAAATAAATTTAAAATTGATTATGGAATACCTGCAGTTAACCCCGTAGCTCCCCCAGATAATACAGATAGCACTCGTCAATTAATTGCAACTTTAAATGTTGCTCCGTATACTGCTGGCGCCTCAGACGTAAAAGTTGTTTCTAATGATGCTCCTAGATATACGATGAAGGATATTAATGTTATTGATAAAAAACTTGCAGCATTAGAAAAACGAGTTAAAAAACAAGGATTGGATATTATAGCATTAAATAATGTTGTATTTGATAGAAATGGATCTAAAGGGAATGTGTTATATAAAACAGGTATTCTTGTAGATAATTTTTCTGATTATGGTTCAGGATATGTTAACAAGCCGGAATTTACAGCTGCTATAGATACTGCTAGACAAGAATGTAGACCAGCGTTTGCGGCAATTCAACATAATTTGTTTTTTGTAACTGATCCTGATGTTGCAGTATTTAATGATTTTATTACTATGAAATACACTGAGGAAGAATTTATAAGTCAAACAATAGCAAGCGGTACAAATGTAAATCCAAATCCATCAGGAATTACTGCAGATAATGGAAGAGCAGTTATTTATCCTCCAGTTATTCCTCGGGTTGTTCCTCGCGTAAATGAGCCAGGTCAAATATTAGCATGGGGGCTTTCTAGAAATAATCCAAATGATCGAAATGTAGATGCAAGTGAACAAGGCGGTGAGTAATGGATCGTACTAATATCAAAGGAAACAAATGAGTTTTTTAAAAAATTTTATTAAAGGGGTTACAACGCTTGCGAAAATATCTGCCAAACTAATTCCAATCGCAATAGATAACCTAACAATCCCAGGTGTGACTAGAGGAGCTATCAAGTTATTTGGCGCATCTGCTAGAGCAACACAAATAACGGCAGGACTAACCCCAACCGGATGGGTACAAACAGTACAAGATATTAATACTTTAGCATTGGCAGATAGAATGCGAAGTATTGTGTTAAAAGATACAATAACAATAAAAAATTCTGTAGATATTATTGTTAGTAATGGTGCAGGAAATGTTGTAAATCAAGCAACTGTTGAAACTTTTAATGGTGGAGTTCCTTCAAATTTCGCGTCATCAAATAGTATTGTAAGAAATAGTTACAATGTAATATTACCTGAAAAGAAATTTTATAGTAACACCCAAAGTAATACTGCCAATGTTAATAATTTTGATTCGTATGTAACAAATATATTAGATAATAATGCGGTGTATGCTGCTGCAAATGTTAGATCATCAGTAGAATATGCAATAAACAAAGGGTATACTGCAGATTGGACAAATTTAAACGCTTCAAGTTTTGATGTTAGTATGAATACATTAGATGTACAAGACCTTGCAGAATTAAATATAGCAAGAATAAAAACATCATTCTTAAACAATAAGTATTTCGGATAATTAAAATGACTATTGCAACTCGTACATCATCGTCGGTTATAAATTTTGACGTATTTAATTTACCCCCATATACATCTTTAAGTATATGGGTAAATGGTACAAATCATACAGCAGTATCTTCCCCATTGAATGGATACATCGGGGATGAAATAATTACTGATGGCGCCGGCCGCGCAAGAGGCGCAATCATATTGAATGAGATGTGGACATCGTTTGATGGGGATATACAAATTTTGTTTAAAGATGGATCTGAAAGAGACTCTATATCCAGCTCTCCAAAGAAATCAATTTTTGCAAGTGTGACTGCAAATAGAGCAGATGAGGCATTATCAAATGGAGGAAACTCTGTTGTGCCAGGAGCAACAAATAGAGGTCAAGAAGCATCTACAACATTGACACCGCTTACTCAAACATTTTTTGTAGATGCCGGAAAATATCCGCAAGGGTTGGCAATTACTTCTCTTGAATTATATTTTTCAACTAAAGATTCAGAATTACCAGTATCAATTGAATTTAGGCGTGTTACAAATGGTGTCCCTTCTGCAGGAGATGTTATTCACGGAACTCCAGTCGCAAAACTTTCGTCTGAGGTAAATGTTCCCACAAATCCAAATTCTGGAATTGGCCCGTCGACAAAATTTAGTTTTAATCCAATGTATTTTTCACCTGGAGAATATGCATTCTCTGTTATATCAAATTCTCCTAATTACACATTATATTCTGGAAAATTGGGTGCAACAGTATTAGGAACAGGTGAAATTGTTAATAAAGAACCGTATACCGGAAGATTATTTAAAGCACAAAATACAAATCTATGGCTTGAAGAAACAAATACAGATTTATGTTTTAAAATTAATAAAGCAAAATTTGAAACCGGAACAGCAACTTTCGAATTACAAACTGCGGTAACACCTGAAATACAATTTGATAGTGTATATTTAGATACCGCTAGTTATAATTTTGGAGATTTAACAAATATAAATTACACATTAAAAGGAACTCGCTGGCCAGATGGTGCGGTGCAACCATATGTTGATTTTAAAGAAAAAACTCCGTTTAATTTAGTTGCTCGTTTTAGAACAAGAGAC